GGTACATTGTCAAAGTCCAAATACTTGGTCATTGTGACAACAGACATTTGATTGAATTTTAATCCTCTTGGTTTGCCACCAAGCTCCATTTGTATATAACTCATAATTAATAAATTACGCCTGTACTGTTATGCTCATACTGCCGTAAACACCAATAGCACCACTAAAAGTACCAGGAGTGTCTTGAGCATAGGTATCATCTAACTTAGAAATAAAACCAGTACCACTCCAAGTAATATCCCCAACTACTGGAGAAACTGGACCCATTTTCCAAAAGATGGTTGTTTTATTTTGCCAGTAGTCAAACAAATCAGCGATACTCATAGTAGCATCAAGCATTGACTGTCCTTCAAAAGACAAAGTAACATCTTGAGTTCCAGGTAATTTGTCTGGACCACATTTTGTTTTAGCATCAATCTCGTTAGTCGCACGAGTAATGCCATTTGATGTCAAACATACGATACTATCGTAAGTAATTCCATCATCAGAAATCATAAGCAACATATCGTTGCCACTAATTTTATGTTCAGCCATTTTTCAGAGGTTTTATTATTACAAAAATAAGAATTAATCCGTAGATTGATAAATAATATGTTTAAAAGTTAAGAATCTTGATAAATATACTTCTCCTGAAATAACTTGAAAAGGATTAACCAATTCAAAAGTCATCTCGGTAGTAACTATTTGACCACCATCTATCTCAAGATGAGTATGCCTATCAGGATAAACTGCATCATAAACTAATTGTGCAATTTCATCTACTCTAGCACCAGAGTTAGTATTCATATTTGATGAATATATCTCTACAATAATAAAAGTCCTTGTATCTGAAGTTGTCTTCGTGCTTTGGTCTTTATTTGTAATTGACCTATAAACGATATATTCAGGACTTCTTTTATTTGGTGGAGCAGCAAAATAATAGACAGGCACATTCGGAATCGTTGAAAGTGCAGCGTAGTAAGCCTTTCGGAGAGATGTGTTTAAGTCTATCATATTTTATCTAACTGTATTTGTAACTCTTTTTCAAGAGTAGATTCATTATCAATAATGGCAGGATATAAAAAAGGTTGTGAGTGCATATTACCTTTTCCATTTATATAATATTCAAAGGCTATTTCTTTCCACTCCTTAGGATATGTTCCTAAAAGTTGAGCAGCAAATCTACCAGTACCAAATTCAATATATGGAGCTTGTGGGTCTGAAACTACTATTTCAACTTGACCATTTTGAACTGAACCTGAAATACTTTGCCCTACATTAGTACTTTGAATATTTTGACTTCCTCCATTTAATGGCTCGGAAATAGTTATAGATGGAGCATTTGACCTTGCATCATCAACAACATCTTTTACATATACCTTTAGCATCTTATCCGAAATATTCTTTATATTCTTTTCAGATAACTTATTAATTAATTGGGTTAACCCTGTTACTTTAATAGCCATTAGATATATTGTATTTGACATTTTTCGCCTTGAGCAAACGCAACTCCAAATGTAAATTGTCCTAACAATGGTTCGTATAAAACTTGACCATCATCAGGTAATCCAACAAATATTATTTCCTTAGATGTGCCATCTTTAAATGCTCCTATAACTGTTTTATTGATTAACGAGTTATCTTGGAAGGAAGTTTCACCACCAATTCCTACATAGTTGTAAACGTAAGCTGGGGTAGAAGGAGTGATAATTCCGCCAGTAACAAGTTGGTCATCAGTCATAGTAACAAACAACCTAAGAAATCTTTCTTTCCCTTCATCTTGAATAGAATAATAATTGATAGCATATCTTTTATTATCCCAAACCATTGTAGAGTCGGAATTTATATTTTCGGTAAAACGAATAAATACCTCCATATCATAAATCCAAGTAGATTGGTTATTATCGTGTAAATCACCACCAATAAAGGTTCTACCTCCTTGTCTTGGAGTCATCTTTGCCCAAGCATAGTAAGAGTTATTTATTGTTTTTAACACACCACCTCCATCATCAGTTGAGTAATCCCAATTTTCAAATATTGGTAAAGTATTAAAATCCCCTATTGAGTAGTTTGCTTTATACACGCCTAAATGGATTAAGTATTAATTGAGCTATTGGACTCGTACCTTTTCTTGTATCAATTTGAGCATCTCCTCTATTCTCATACATATATAAGGCTTGAGCCATTAGCGCAGTCTTCATATATTCAGGAATAGTGGCATACCCTGTTGTATAAACAACCTTTAATGGCATCTTAGGTTCAAGTATTTGCAAGAAGTTAGAACCTGATGTTTTATAATCAACTTCTACTTCATCAAGATTGAAAACACTAACGATTTCCGTTACTGGTCCAAATGGCAAATATGTTCCTCCATTGTAGTTATTTATCCAAGCAGCCATATCTCTTTGCCCAAAACTTAAATAAGAATAATTCTCACAGATTTCCCTTGCAACAGAAATTAAAGAGGTAAGCAAGGCATCATCAGTAGAATAAGCAATCTTGCAATAAGCCTTTAACTCACTTAAAGTTACAGGTTCTGTTACTGGTCCTTTATCATAGTCAGTAACTTGATTATAAGAAACACCAACAAAGAAATCACTTATTTTATCTACGTTTTTATAGTAATCCATAATTCTTATTTTAATAAAAAACCCCCACCCGAAGGTGGGCAGGGGTCTTTATGACAGAGATATAATTAAGCTCCTGGAACTTCAACAATACGGAACGCAGCAGAATCAAGCAAAGCAAAACCAACTGAAGCCTCAATACGAGCAGTTATTTTATTTTGTTGTACGTTGTCCACATCTTGTTCAAAGAACTGAAGAGATAAACCTTCTGATTGGATAATCTCAAAATAGCGAGTATCGCAAACAAGAGCTTTATCAGCAGCAATCCAAGAAGCAGTATAAACAGGAACACCACAAATCAACATTTGACCTGATGGTGATATTGTTACTGAACCTACTGGAGTTGTATATTCACCTGAAAGGTCAGATTTGTATGTCAACATATTTGCCCAAACATTACCACCTACAACGATAGCATTAACATTGTATTTAGCTTGTTTTTGAGAACCAATAGTCAAGATGATTCTTTGAATCATATCTGTACCAGTTGTATCTCCAGCAGCAGCATCATCAGCAATTACAGTATATGCATTTGCATCTTCTGCATTATAATATTTTTCAGGCAACCAACGACCAATGTAAGAACGAAGAGCAGTAAAGTTCTTCAACATCTTGCGAGAAATCTTTAAGAAACCAGCAAGGTAGTTTAGGTTTACTGTGTATTCTACTAAATCCTCATCAAACTGTGATTTAGCAGTATTTTCGTTAGTTTGAAAAGCAAGACCACCTTCTCCGCCTGTATGCTTATAAAAATGATAAGAGTCAGTTTCAGAAGGAGTAACACTAAATAGGCTTCTAGCGTGAACCATTTCAAAAGGAAGTGGAACGATGCCTGGTCTGTAAGTGTTAGGTATAGCTCCATCTAAATTCGTACTTATAGTCATATCTTGTACGGCTTTGATTTGGAATTTTTGCTCTTTTCCTTTGCTAATAGCCATTATTGAAGATTTGTTGTCAGTCATTGTTTTAGCAATAACAGAGTTCAAATTTTCAGGAGCATTTTTAGTTGTGCTTGAAGTGTTCATACGAGTCTGAACTATGTCAAGACCAGCAATAGTTGCATCAAGTTTAGATTTCAAAGAAGTAACTTCAGCAGCACTAACTTCAGGCTTTACTGATTTCAATTCTTCAATAGCAGCGTTAACTGTTTCTAATTTCTCATCTACATTTTTGATTGTAGCATCATTTTTTTCCGTCAAGTTCTTCTCAAGAGCTGATTTCATATTGTTAAGCTCCGAAAGAACTGTTTCTTTGGTAAGTTCCATTTTTTTTTATTTTAATGAATTAATGAATATATCTGAAAGGCTTTTCCAGTCTATCGGCTCGGTTGGTTGAGTGAGTTTACTCGGCTCATCAATGAGTGATTTAAGTAATTGGATTTGCTTTTCAATTTCTTTGAATTTATCGTCAGTATAATTTCCTTTTTCTAATTTAAGATTTAGCCAGTTAAGTTCATCAGCACTTTTAATAGAAATCAATGGCGTATCTGCATTAGCTCCCCAAGCAGTCAATGTAGAAAATTCCCATAATCTCCATTCTGTTACTTTCCTTATGCCATCTTCAATAACAAACTTAATAGCATCAACTCCGATACTATGCTCTAAGGTCTTACCATATTCGGCATATAATTTATAATCTTCGTAGATATTTTTACTAATATCTTTAGCCATATTTAATTGACCAGTTATTTGAAGATATTGTGGAGTTTCTACCCCTTGAATTGGAACACCTAAGAGTTGAGTAGTATCGTGATTCAGAAACCATTTAACTCTATCAAAATTCTCATTAAGAGTCTTTGCGAAAGAGCCATATACAGAAATGTCGCCTTGCACATCAATATTGCCAAAGGCATTAGCAGCGACAACTACTTGTCCTTGCTGCGTTATATCTTTTACTTGAGTATTAAACTTCTTATACATTGGTACAAAATTAAATATTTATTTATTCATATACTAAAAAACATCTACAATTACATATTTGGTCTGCTCCTGCCCCAAAACTTCTATCTCCAGGAAAATTCATCTTTACTAAAACTCCTCTCTTATTAACTACTTCAAAAGAGTCTGCTAAATTCTTTAGTTGCCCATCTAATTTACGATGGTCTTTGCGAGTCATGTTGTCTAATAAGGCAACCCACCTTTTCTTCCAAACATTTTCTGAATCATTCATAATCAAATAAGAAGCCATATTTGAAGCATATACAAGTTCTGTCCTAGAAATTAACGCAGCTCTTATTTTTAGGTCTTCTATTTTTAGAAGTTG